TTTCCTGGCATCGTGCAAGCCTACCGAGCGCATTGTGGTTAACACACAATATATCGACCGCCTAAGGGTCGATTCGGTGCACAGCACTATTTTAGATAGCGTATATATATACGAGCGTGGTGATACTGTTTTTGTGAACCGTCTTCGTAACGTATATAAGTATAAGTTGCAGCTGGTGCGCGATACTATTCATATTACCGACACATTGCGGTTCAATACCGTGGCACCAATGCCTAAGAGGGTGGAAGTGCCTGTACGGGGTTTTTATTACAAGTTCGGTGCCTGGTCGTTTTGGTTGCTCATATCAGCACTGGCGGTTTTTGTGGCAACACGCAGCAAGTGGGTGCGGCGCATATGGGGTGGTTTTAAAGGAATAATTAAAGTATTTAGTTCAAAAATTTTTAAATAAAAAATATCATGGCAGAAAAAAGAATTTTAGGTGTTACCAAGATTGAAATTGGCGACATAGCAGCCGATGGCGATGTGTCAGCACTGTTCGCAACGGTAGGGCAAATATACAAAGGCACGGCCAGCATCGAGCAAGAGGAGGGCGAGGACATAGTTCACGAAAGTGAGGAGGTCGACGATCCTATCGAAGTAGTTCCAACCAAAGGCAAAACAACCGTGAGCTGGGGCGTGGTGGACTTCACGCCTGAAAACCTAGTGAAAGTACTTGGTGGTACAGTGTCAGGCATAGCCCCTAATACGAAATGGGAATCGCCCGATTCGGCGGCGACTATCGAAAAATCGATAAAAGTAACCTGCCGAGGTGGCAAGACATTCACGTATCCACGTGCAAGCATCAAGGCGCGCATTAGTTACGCATTAGCAAAAGAGGGCATCGCCCAGGTGTTGATTACTGCAACTATTATGCAACCCACCAAAACAGGTGTAAAAGGCTGCACAGTGTCGCATTAATAGGCATTTAAACAGTATTTAAACAGTATTTCATAAATCGATTAAAAGGCCGCCCGGCAAACGCGGCGGCCTTTTTTTATAAAAAACAATACAATGACAAAACTAGATTTTTATAAAGAAACAAACACTGGCAAGTGGCGCGTAGGTAACCAAACATTTACGCCAGGCACCCTTGTGCCTATGCAAGATAATTTGCGCATTTCATTCTCGGCACCTGCGGGCATTCGCTATCCCGAAGACAGCTATCTGTACACCGACCTCACAAAAGAAAATGGCATCGCCTATGCCGACAGGGCGGAGTTCGATGCTGCGACGAGTGATTTTTTCGTTAAAGCCTCCGAGCAGGCCTATTGGGCGGCGGTTGCGGAGGCTATCCACTCTTACGGCATAATTATCGACGACAACCTGTCATCACCCGACCGTGTGCAGCGCATTGGCAATATGGAGATGCATCGCACATTGCCCCTGCATCAATGGAAGAATGGCTTGTTTGATGCCAGTGGCTTATTGAACTATTATTGCCATCCGCAAAATACGGCACTTAAAGCCGACAGCACGCCTGCCGACCTTACTGGTGCCGATGGCGACGTAATGAGCGAGCGCATGGGGTTCTATGTGAAATTTCGTGAGGTTGGCGATAAGCAAACAGAGTTCCGTTGCTCGGCTGTGCAAATACCAGGCTATTTTTATGTGAAACGTGGTTTGCTTGGCGTGTTCGAAGCTTCGCTCAATCGCACCACTAACCAGCTAGCATCGGTGCTTAACACAACGGCTACTTATCGAGGTGGAAATAACAATGCCGCTTGGGATGCTGCCGACAATACGCAACTTGGCCGTGCAGTTTCGGAGCGCAATCTCGACCAATTCAGAGTATCGGCACGCGTAGGGCGCAACAATCAATGGTCGCCTATTTCGTATTTCGAACGCTGGATACGCACCTATATGTTTTGGGTGGAATATGCAAATACCAACGCGCAAGCTGCCGTGGTGGGGCGCAACCCCGTGACAGGATTCATGGAGGGTGGGCTTGGCAATGGTGTGACGAATGCAAATGGCACGGAGTGGAGTAACTTCAACGGCGCTCGCCCATTTGTGCCAATTGGCATTACTAACAACTTAGGCAATGGCAGTGGCGAGGTGAGTTATGTGGCTACTAACTTCGGAGGTGCTGGACAGAATCGTACATACACACCTAATAGGTACCGTGGGGTAGAAAATCCATTTGGGCATATTTGGGAGTGGCACGATGGTATTTTAATCGATGTAAAAACCGATGCCGATGGTGGCACGAGCACTATGTTTAGATGCGACGACCCTACCAAATTTGCATCGACTGTTACTGTCGACTACACAAATCGAGGTCTCCTACCTCGCACAGAAGGTTTTATCAGACATATGAAATTTGGCGAAATAATGCCCGAAATAGTTACCGGCGCTGGCAGCACAACATTCTACTGTGACCACTACTGGCGCAATATAACTGCCACTATTGTGCGGGGTGTGTTTTTCGGCGGTAATGCGAATGACGGCTCGACTGCGGGTCTCGTGCATGCGCTTACGAATTACGCCCCCTCGAATGCGCTTACGACTATCGGTTCGCGCCTCTGCTTTTTAGAAGCGTAGCGCGGAAGCGAAACAAAGATTACATGGCGGCTCTGTGCCAGAGGTGTGATTTTCGGCGGTAATGCGAATGACAGCTCGAATGCAGGTCTCGTGAATGCGAATACGAATAACACCCCCTCGAATGCGAATACGAATATCGGTTCGCACCTATGCTTTAAAAGCACGGAGAGCCTTGCCACTTGGCAAAAAACAACAATGCCACAAAGAATACTGGTAGCCAGCGGGCGAAGGTTTTCGGCAAAAAAAGCAGAAAAATGAAAAGATACGGAAATTTGTACGAAAAGATAATTGCGATAGAGAACTTGCAGCAGGCCGACATTAATGCCAGGCGTGGCAAAGGTGGTACTTATGGCGTGCGTAGGCACGACAGACACAAAGAGGAGAATATTGAGCGACTGCACGAAGTGCTCGCGGCAGATGCATTTGTAAATTCGAAATACGATGTGTTTACGACATTCGAACCCAAGGAGCGGGTAATACACCGGCTGCCATATTACCCCGACCGTATAGTGCATCACGCTATAATGCTGGTATTAGAGCCCATTTGGTGCAGCCTATTTATTCGCGACACATTTGCCTGCATAAAGGGGCGTGGCATACACGATGCTATGCGCCGCATACAGCTGGCCCTGCAAGATGTGAAGAATACGAAATATGTGCTCAAGATAGATGTGCGCAAGTTCTATCCAAGCATCGACCATGATGTGTTAAAGTTGATATTGCGCCGCAAAATAAAGTGCGAACGCACATTGCGGCTTCTCTCGGTTGTGATTGATAGCTCTGATGGTGTGCCAATAGGGAATTATTTAAGTCAGTACTTCGCAAATATATATTTGGCTTATTTCGATCATTTTGTAAAAGAACAATTAAAAGTAAAGTATTACTATCGATATGCCGACGACATGGTATTTTTCGGGGCAACAAAACAGGAGTTGCATGCCGTACTGCTCGAAGTAAATCATTACCTGGTTAGCGAACTGAACTTATTGCTAAAAAGCAACTATCAAATATCTCGCACTTGCGATGGAGTCGATGTGGTAGGCTATGTGTTTACGCACACGCACACCAAGATGCGAAAATCAATTAAAAAGAATTTTGCCCGAAGGCTCAGTCGCATTAACAAGCGGCAAATGCCCGAAGCTGAATATACGCAGCGCATATGCGGTTGGCTGGGTTGGGCAAAGCATTGTGATAGCAAACATTTTTTGAAACAGAATATAAAAGAACAACATTATGAAAGCATCTTACGCCGAACTACCGGCAGCAATTGAACGCATGCCCGAGGGGCACACGAAATTTCGCTTCGACATCGAAGATAAATCGACCGAGGGCAAGCCCTCATTTGAATGTCGCGAAGTGGACATTCATGGCGCATTAACAGCCGAAAAAGTGATAGCGGCCGCTATTGCCGAAAAATGGGGTAACGGCATTGAGCAAAAGCTCATTAACGATTACAACGAGTGCAATTTAATAGATGGCGGCTCGGGCGACACTGCTGCTTACTCAGATTTTTTGCGAGAAAGAAAGGCTTTGAAACTGCACATTAAAACCCTGCTCAATGAAACGATTTAGCGAAATGAACATCCCATCAGTTGGGAGTGAGGAAATATTTGATTGCCCCAGGATTTCAATTAACGAGGTGGTTAATTGCGAGGTGCAAGTTGTAGATTTTCATCTTAAGGTAAAAACCAAACATGGGGAAGGCCGTGCTGTTGTGAAAATTAAGCAAGCAGGCGAAGAATTGAAATTCTTTACTAACAGCGCATATATAAAAGATGTGCTTTGCGCCGTAGGCAAAGAGGGGCTTCCTTTTCTCACAACAATAAAAGCAATCAAGCTAGGCAAAAATACCAGCTATAAATTTACGTGATAATGAACACACAAAACATAGAAAAACTAGCCGCCATGGCATTGCTCGACCGCGGCATTGCCTTTGCCATTCCCGCACCTTGGCCGCTGCGCCTGGTAGGTAAAAAGCAGGTGCAAATAGTGGTTAAGCAAATGTACCTGGGCACATTGCTACATCTATCTACCCTCGACCGCGTGGCACCGCTCGAAGTGCTCAGTGTACCAGAGGAGCGCAAACAGGTGCTCGAGGCAATGGAGGCGCAGCCTGTAAGCTTGCCAGCTGTGGCAATTGCTATTCATGCCAAAACGGTATGTAAGGTGGTAGCTGCTTGCCTCCTTAATTCAGCATCAAAATAATGCTATTTCAAAATATGCTAGCAGGGCACTTGCGGCGCAACTGCACGCCCGAGCAATTGCAAGAGCTGCTTATGTGGCTGTTTGCCTATTCGCGCCCCGAGGCTTTTACGAATACTATCAAATTAATCGATCGCATGAAGATGACGAAGCCGATGAATTTGAGCCACGAATAAAAAAGGAGTCAAAGACCCGCGTTGAGGGGTCTCATAGCCTTTTTGGGATTCTTTGGTCCATCCAAAAGGAAACTGGATGGACGCAAAAATACTTACTTTGGGGCGAAAGCTGGCTATCGTTGCAATTAAAACTTGCCGATGCGCCCCGCACCGTAAAAGGCGAAAAGTCGCGCCTTATCGAAAATGACGACGAAATGATAGAAATGATGCAAAACTTATAGTATATGTCAGATATCGAACCTGTTAAAATAGAATTTCTATACACCGGCAATACCGAAGAGAAAGGACCTAAAATAGAGGGCTCAATGGCCAATATTACCGCCGCTGCAAAAAAAGCACAGGCGGAAGCTAAAAAAGCAGCTGCCGACCAATCGGCTGTTATAAAGCAAATCGAAGCCGACATTAAGTCGCTCGAAAATAAGCTATCTAAGTCAGCCCCGGGCAATGCACAGCAGGCGCTCATTAAAGAGCTCAATGCTGCCAAGCGTGCGCTCAACGAGGAGAAAGCGGCGCTCGACGAAGTGAATGCATCTATCGAAAATACAGCGCAAAAGCACGTGCGCCTTCGCACACAGGTTATGGAGCTGCGCGACTCGCTTGCTCGTCTCGAAATGCAAGGCAAAAGCAATACGCCCGAATATAGGGCAATGGCCAATGAGCTCGGCCGCCTTCAGGACCAAATGGGCGACACGGCCATGCAAGCTCGCATTTTGGCCGACGACCAAAAAGGGTTCCGTGCTGTGGCTTCGGGTGTGTCGGGTGCAGCTGGTGCTATGGCTGCGGCTACTGGTGTGGCTGCGCTGTTTGGTGCCGAAAACGAGGAGCTGGCACGCATTCAAACGCGCCTACAGGCCGTTATGGCTATAAGCATAGGCTTGCAGCAGGTGAGCGAAACGCTTAACAAGGATAGTTATTTTAGCGTTGATTTGCTTACCAAGGCTAAGGGTTTCTGGGCTGCCGCAAATTTGAGGGTGGCTACAACGCTAGGTATCTCTACTGTGGCTGCCAAGGCGCTAATGGCAACAATTACACTTGGTTTGTCGGTGGCTATTGTGGGGCTTATAACTATGGTCGATAGGTTGATTTCAAAAAACAAAGAACAAAAGAAGGCTGCCGAGGATGCTGCTAAAGCTGAGCGCGAAGCGGCCCAGTCTTCAGCTGCTGATTACGCGAAAGAAGTTGCTCGAATACAGTCTTTGCGGGCTGCGCTCAATAGCGAGAGTGTCGACCGCAAGCGCAAGCTTCAGATAATAGATGAGTTGAAGAAGATAATGCCTGGGTATAATGCCGAGCTATCAAAAGAAGGTGTGGTTATAAGGGAGAATACAACGGCTGTTAATGAATACATGAAGGCCGTTGAGAAATCAATTAAGCTAAAAATTGAAGAAAAAAACCTTCAGGATTTATACTCAGAGAAATATAAAATTGAGCAATTGCAGTTTCAAAGGCCATCTCGTGCAACTGATGAAGCACTTAGGGCGGAGGATGAGTTTAATGCTTGGAAAAAGGCGGAGCTAGACAAATTCGACAAGCAAGAGTCTTTGATAAAAGACAGGATAAATAAAGGCGGCTTGGTTTCTATTGTTGCAAATAACAATGAAGACAAGGCTGGTGGAAGTTCGAAAGAGGCCAAAGAGGCCTACAATGCCGAGGAGGCAATTACTAAGCTATTGCTCGACATTCGCGACAAGCGCACCCAGCTCGAAATTGCACAACAGGCGGATAGTCTTAAAAAGCGCCTTGCAGCCATCGACTTCGAAAAGGCGCAAGAGATTGCCAAAATTGCCGAAAAAGAAGCCGCCATCGTTGCCGAATATAACAAGGACAGAAAAGGCACTAAAGGCTTTGTTGCTGCCACTTCCGTGGCCGACATATCGCCCGAACTGGCCACTAAACTCAATGCCGAGCGCGACGCTATCAATGCGGCATTTCGCGAGAAGGAAAAAAGCGAAACGGAAAAGTACCAGGCCGAAATTACGGAAATAGTAATGAGCTTCGCCGACGAACGTACGCAAATTGCTTATAATTATAATAAAGATATCGAAAAGGCGCGAGCCCTTGGCCTCACCGAATGGGCTACCGATATGGAGAAAGAAAAGCAGCAACGCATCGATGCTGTTACTACCGGAATGATCGCCGAAAGCGACATATATAAGCTTGCCTCTGATGATAAGTTGCAAATAACGCGTGAGACTACCGCACTACTTATCGACGAATTGCAGGCGCGTGTGGATGCCGAAGTGGCGGCGGGTAGGCTATCTGCCGAAGCTGGCGAAAAGTTTATAAAACAACTCTCGGATGCTCGTGCCAAAATGGGCGAAAAAGGCAATGCCAACAATCCATTTGCACAGCTAAGTAGTGCAATCCAGAATAAATCGGCGGCACAAAAAGCATTCAAAGAAGCGCCTGTGGGTACTTCAACTGCCGAACTTGCTAAACTCGAAGATGCAGCGGCCAAGGCAACGGCATCAACAGCGGCGGCAGCTGGTGCTGCGCTTATGGGTGTTAAGGATATTCTCGGTTCTGTGGTTGGTGGCTTGGATAGGCTCGGCATGCTCAACGACGAGCAAAAGAAAGATGCTGAAAACATTATAGGCATGGTAGGCGGTGCAGCCGATATCGCCATGGGTATTGCTACCGGCAACCCAATGGCAATAATACAAGGCTCAATCGACCTAATTGTTAATGGATTCGAGTTTTTCGATTTTAAAAATAAGGAGCTCGAAAAAAAACAGCGCCAACACATGCAAAATGTTGCCGACCTCGAAAAGCAATACGATAAGTTGCAGCGAGCGGTTAACAAGGCGCTAGGCACTGATATATACAAGGCGCAACGCGACCAAATTGCCAACCAGAAAAAGCAAATTGCAGAGTACGAAGCTTGGTTGCGTGCCGAGAGTCAGAAAAAGAAACGCAAACAAGATGCTGCCGCAATCGAAGACACGAAGGCGAAAATTGAAGCCCTCAAAAATTCGATAGACGACCAAGTACAAGATATATCCGACTCTCTTGCGCAAACAACGGTTAAGGACTTGGCTTCGCAGCTATCCGATGCCCTTGTGGGTGCATTTCAAAATGGCGAGAGTGCCGCCGAGGCTATGGGTGCGGTGGTCGATAATGTGTTGCGAAATGCAGTAATTAATGCGCTTAAATTAAAAGTGCTCGACAAATTGCTTGCGCCAGCTATCGACCAATTTGCCAACGACATGGAGTCGGGCGGTGGCCTTACAGGCAGCGAAGCCGACAGGTTCAGAAATTCGGTAACCGCAGCGGGTGAGGCTTATTTTAAGGCACTCAATGAGGCTAACGATGCGCTAGGTGGTATATTCAACGGCGATGCCAGTGGTCCGTCGGCCATTAAGGGCGATGTTGCTAAAATGACCGAACAAACAGGCTCGGCACTTGTGGGGCAAATTACCGGCATGCGCTTGAATGTGGCGGAACTATTGCTCACTTCGCGCAACTCGCTCGAGTCGCTAAGTGCCATACTTGCCACGCTCGAAGACATACGCGACAACACAGCGCATTTGCAGCGCATCGACGAGACTTTGTATTATCTAAAAATAAACGGCATTAAAATGAATTAAAATGACACCTCAGCAGGCGCAACAAAAGATAAAAGAAAAGCTGGCCGAGCTCGCAAGGTTTCGGCGTGAGGATGTGCCGCACATTATAGGCAACGAGGCGGTGCGGCACTACAACGAATCGTTTGTGAATGAAGGCAAAACAGATGAGAGCCTCGAAAAGTGGCAGGAAGTGAAGCGGCGCAATCCGGATAGTCCGTGGTATGGGTTCAGTTATGGCGCTAAGTCGCCACGCCCTGGCGCCGACCCAAAGAGCAAAGCCAAGGCAACAAACTTCTCGCCAACCCGCACACGCGACAAAGTGCTTACTGGCGAAAGCAACGAGCTTAAAAATGCCACCGATTATATTGTGATGCCCGACCGTGTAGTGGTTCAAAATGACAAGCCATACGCTAGGGTGCATAACTTTGGCGAGAATGCAAAAATATTTGGTAAGAAAACATTTAAAATGCCTGCACGGCCATTCATTTACGAAAGTGCGGCTTTGAATAGAAAAATAGCGGAAAAAATAAAAAAAGGAATTAAAAAAATAGTAGAGCAATGAAAGAACTATATAAATTGATATTGGTGCAGCTACGCACTATCGA